GGCCGGGTGGCACAGCTCGTGGCGCTCCGTGTGCCACAAGAAGTCGAGCAGCAGCAGCGAGTCCTTGCCTTCGAGCGGCCGTGTGCCGCGTCCGACCATCTGGGCGTAGAGGCTCCGGATCTTCGTGGGGCGCAACACGACGATGCAGTCCACCACCGGGCAGTCCCACCCCTCGGTGAGCAACATCGAGTTACACAGCACGTCGTAGCGTCCGGCCTCGAAGTCGGCGAGCACCTCAGCGCGATCGGTGCTCTCGCCGTTGACCTCGGCGGCCCGGAACCCGCGCTCGGCGAGGATCTGACAGAACTTCTGCGAGGTCTTGATGAGCGGCAGGAACACGACAGTGCGTCGGTCCATGCAGCCAGCGGCAAGCATCTCGTCGGCGATCTGGTAGAGGTACGGGTCGAGCGCGCTCCCGAGATCGGCAGCGCGGAAGTCGCCGTTTTGGATGGCCACGCCGGTGAGGTCGAGCTTGAGCGGGATGGTCTGCGCTTCGATGCGGCACAGGTAGCCGTCCTTGATGGCACGCGGCAGCGTGTACTCGTAGGCGAGGCTCTCGAAGTAGCTGCCGAGGTTGCGCATGTCGCCGCGGTCGGGCGTGGCTGTGACGCCGAGCACCTTCGCGTCGGTGAAGTGTTCGAGTACGCGCTGGTAGCCCTCCGCGAGCACGTGGTGCGCCTCGTCGACGATGATCGCGTCGAAGTGGCCGGGGTCGAACTGCTCGAGGCGCGACGGCCTCATGAGCGTCTGCACGCTGCCGACCACGACGCGGTACCAGCTGTCGAGGCACGAATCCTCGGCCTTCTCGACGGCGCACTTCAGCCCGGTGGTAATCTGGAGCTTGTCCGCGGCCTGGGCGAGGAGCTCCCCGCGGTGGGCGAGCACGAGCGCCCGCCCACCATCGGAGACCACGTCCTCGATCAGCTTGCTGAACACGATCGTCTTGCCGGTGCCGGTGGGCAGCACGAGGAGCGTCTTGTCGACGTTCTCCCACTGCGCGAGCACGGCGTCACGCGCCTCGCTCTGATAGGGCCTCAGGCTCAACATGACGTCTAGAACGAGCCAGGGGTGTAGCCGGTGCCGGACTGCGCCACGTCTTCGCGCGGGAGGTACTTCTTGACCTGGTTGATGGTGCGGGTCTCGCCGTCCTTGTCGTACTCGCGGATGCCGAGCTCGGCCTCGCCACGCGCGCCGAGGACCTTCGACCAGTCCATCTTCAGCTTCTCGCCGTGCTGACGCTGGCCGATCGAGGCGAAGAAGGCGCACAGGATGCCCTCGGTCTTGGAGTGCAGGAACAGGTTCTCCTTGAGGGTGGTCGTGCCGAGCTCGCCGCCGTCGAACTTCAGGTGCGCGACGGCCTTGTTGCAGGGGGGCAGCTTCTCGCTGCCGCCGTGACGCTCGCGCTCGAGGTCGACGACGGTGAACGGGTAGCGGCCCTTCGGAAGCGTCGTGAACTCCGGCGAGTCGTTGGAGATCTCGTCGTCCCAGTCGTACGCGCGGTCGATGGTGTTCTCAGCCATGGTCGATGGCTCCTTTCGGGTTGTGATGTGCGGGGTGCTTACTCGAACGGGATGCTGCGCAGCCCCTGGACGGCCTCGCGGACCGTCGGCCATGCCTTGACGAGCACGGCCTCGACGAAGTCGGCGGGGTACTTCTCGATAGGCGTGCCTTCAGGGAAGTAGCCCTTGGACGCGACCGCCTTCTGGACCTCGATTGGGGTCACGCTGTCTGCGGCCATGAGATCGAAGAGCNNACCCGGAGGCTCGGGCATGGCCTCGCCGAGCATGTCCGCGATCGCCGTTTCGATGGCCGGGATGGCGTCGGGCGAGTCGAGCGGGATGATAGTGACGCCATCGGGCGCGGCCTGAGGCTCGAGCTTCCGCTCGAAGGTGAGCGCCTTCGCGATCGCCGTGAAGGCGAACGGCATCTCGTCGGGCAGGCCGTGACGGTTCTTCGCGTCCCACGCCGGGCGGTGCGATGCGTACATGACGCGTTCGCCGCCAGCGGCGGTGACCTTGCTCGTCTTCGAGTCCTTCACCGCGAACGTCTTGTAGTTGGCGAACAGGACCATGTCGCACCACTCCTTCACGAGCGGAGCGGTCTTCTTCTGGAGCTTCAGCTCCCACCGGTCGTAGGCAGCGGACTCGTCGGGCTGCTCGAACTTGCGGATCTGCGCGTGGGCCGTCAGTACGACATGCACGCCGCGCTCGATGACCTCGGTGAGCACGTTGAGCAGGTTGCCGAACTCCTCAGCGAGGTACGTGTAGCCCTTGCCGTAGCCGAAGTCCTCGATGCCGGTGATGCCGGGCTTGGCGCACACGTGCGCGATGGCGAGCTGCTCAGCCCAGTCGGCCGTGTCGATCACGAGCGTCCGGCACACCTCGGGATGCAGCCTGACGTAGATGACCTGCTCCTTGAGCATCGTCCAGCTCGAGGGCTGGTCGAGCCGCTTGACGTCCATGTGCTTCGTCGAGCCCTCGGTGTCGATGAACAGCGGGTCGGGGAACTGCGCCGCGAAGGTGGATTTGCCGATGCCCTCGGGCCCGTACACGAGCACCTTTTGCGCGCTAGGGACGACGCCTGACGTGATACGCATCAGAACTCACCCGCCTTCCAGCCGGAGGGCTGTTCAGGCGTGGCCACGTAGCCGTCCTCGACGATGATGCTGCACTCGCCGCCGGTGGAGACGCGGGTCGCGATGACCTGGAGCCCCTCAGCGGCGAGCCACGCGCCGAAGTCACGGAGCGTGTCCAGGTCCATCTGCTCGAGCTTGTCCATCAGCACGAAGCCGCAGTCAGGGTTGAGGCGCCGCACGATGGCGGTCGCCACCTTCAGCTGCTCGGAGCCGGATAGGCTGTCCCACGGGTGACCGTCGTACACGAGCTCGCCGGCTTCCACCGACAGGCCGGGCAGCGGCAGGTCTGCACCTTCGAGAAGCGCGAGCTTCTCCGCGCGGATGAGGTCGATCTGCTCGGTCAGGCCGTCGTACTGCGCCTGCAGCTCGGCTGCCTCCTCATCGAGCATGCTCTTCTGCTGGTTGGCCCGTACCTTCGCGTTCGTCTCGTCCACTCGCGCGATGCTCTCCTCGAGCTCGGCGGTCGATTCATCGCGAAGCTGCTCGGCGGTCTTCTCGGCAGTCTCGAGCTGCTCGGTGAGCACCTCGAGGTCGGACTTCTTCTGCTCGAGCCTGGTGTACAGCTCGTGTATCTCGTTCTCGAGCTGAGCATGGGCGGCCTGAAGGTCGAGCACGCGCGCTCTGAGCCGCCCGTTCTCGCCGTTCTTCGCGAGGATGTCCTGCTGCTGGCGGATGAGCTCGGACGCGCTTACTGGCTCGGCCGGCGTGTCGGGGTACCACTGCGCCTCTTCGGCCGCTCCTTTCTTCTGCTCGGCGAGCTGGCCGATCTCGTGCCGCCGGTTGTACAGGCGCTGCTCGCCTTCCTCGAGCTCGTAGAGCTGCTCGCCCACGCCGATGACCTGCAGGAGCGTCTTCGCCTTCTCCTTGCTGGTGGATTGCATGAAGCGCGGCAGGTCCAGCGCGAGCGCCTCCACGAACTCGTTCAGGAGCTGTTGGCCGCCCTTGCTGCCGTCAGGGTCGATGACTTTGAGTGAGCTGTTCGGGCCCTTGCGCTCCACTACGAGGCCGTTGCTCAGCTTCACCTGGAGCTTCGGCGGCGTGACCGATCCTTCGCGTGCCGGCTGGCTCGGGCGGAACCGATCGCCGCCGAGCGCCCAGGCGATCGCGTCGATAACGCTCGTCTTGCCCTGGTTGTTCTTGCCGCCGATGATCGTGAGCCCGTCAGCTGCGGGCTCGAGCGTGAGCGCCTTCACGCGCTTCACGTTCTCGATGTTGATCTTTACTGCCATCTCCTACCTCCCTCGATCCTTCCGTCTGTCCAACATGCGCCCCGTGTCTCTAGCCCGCGGCATCACCGCCCCTCGCCTTCGGGGCGCGCACGCCGGCATCGCTCCGCAGCCGCTTGAGCCGCTGCTTGGAGGTGTCGTAGTCACGCTTCGCCTCGAGCGCGAGCCTGCGGTACTCGGCGTCGTGATTCGTCTTGAGCGCGTGGAGGTGGCACAGGTCGCATACACCGGACGGCGTGTTCACGAAACGCTTGCCGCACGCGGGGCACAGCAGACCCGGATTCAGACGCACCACGACCCGCAGCTGCGCTTCGGACATTTCTCGGACATTGATTTGCAGCGACTTTTTCAGGCTCACGCCGAGCCGTGAGGCCTTGCGGCGCACGCACTCCACGTCGCGGTCCAGCACGAGCGCCACGTAGGCGGCGCCGAGCGAGGCGAGCGTGCAGATGGCATGCTCCTCGCCGTAGCTGTAGGGCCCCGTCCTCATGAGGCCGCCCTGAGGCGCTCGGCGGCATCGACGAGCCGCTTGTACGTCTTGGCCTTGACGCTCTTCTGCCCGTGCTGGGGCAGCGACTTGCGCGACACGCCGCACTCGGAAGCGATGCGATCGAGCGA